GTCATCAAACACTACATGGACGCTTTCGTTCAGCTCGCTCATGGTTTAAACACCTCCATAGATGGTCTTCAGCTGCAGTGTGCTCTGCAGCGCCGTCCGCACAGGCACGCCCTCGATGATATGCGCCGCGATGGCCAGGGAGTCCGCCACGTCGTCCGTGACCGGCGTCCCGTCCCACACGGCGCCTCCCACAAAGCGGAGCTGGGTGGAATACACGCTCACGGGCCAGCTGTCCGTATCATCGTTGTGGATCTCAATCAGCGCCTGCCCAGCCGCCAGCTCCACGCTCGTCCGCCCGCTGTCCAGCCGGTAGTACCTTTCAAGCACCACGGTCCCGTCCGCCGCAGCGATGGTGAAGATCATGCGGTCGTCCGCCGTCCAGGCATCCCCGGAGAGCTTCTCCGCCGTCACCAGGAAGCTCCCCGTGTCGCCCTTGTGCATATCGATTCGCATGGTCTCAAGATCAATCTGAAACATCCGCGTCCGCCCCCTTTTCGGCCGGCTCCGTCATCGCCTGATAGACGTACCGGAGCATCCCGTACACCTCGCTCATGACCTCCGCGTTATCCGGCGTCACGGGCATCACCAGCCGCTGCAGCCGGTCATACACCTCGCCGATCTGCTCCGCCAGCTCCTTCAGCTTTTTTTCGTCCATCACACACATTACCTCCAGAAGTTGTAACTCCGACCGCTGTAAAAGTCCCCGGTCTCATAGGTCGCTTTAAAAGTGTAATCCGATTGCCCGCCGCCTACTGGCACGGCCCCGGTGCATCGCAGCTCATACCGCGTGGTATGGCTGGCTCCGCCCCCGCCGGCCTGGTATGCCGCGTAGGCGTCGATGGATACGGAACCCACCGTCACCCGCCCGCTCTGCCCGGATATGGTAGCGTACAGCGTGGCGTACCCGGTGTATCCGTCGCTGTTCCAGGCGATGTCCCCCCGGGCGATGGAACCGCCGACGGTGGTGGTGATCGTTTCGTCCTGCGGCGTCGCTGTGACGGTAAATACTCGGCCACTCCACTTTCCTGCAAGTGTAGTGGCCTTGCTAAAATTTATCGTCTTATAGTCTTTGGTCTTTAGGATCAGCGTCTTTCCGTCCGCCGAGGTCGCCGCGCTGATTACCATCTTCTCCACGTCTGAGGCTTTCAGCGTAACGCCCTGCCCGCTGCTCATCAGGCCGAGCAACGGCGTATTGATCCCCGAGGAGCTGATCACCGGCCCGCGCCCGGCGGCGCCAAGCCAGATCGGTTTCTTCGCCACAATCGCGCTGCCGTTCACGGAAAAGATGCTGTTCAGGCTGACGTTCCCCTCAAGCCGCACCTTGCTGGCGCTGATCAGAATATCGCTCCCGCTCTCGTTAATGCTGGACACGATCTGCGCCGGCCGGATCTTGGCGTTCTTCCCGGTGCCTTCGACCACCAGCCCGATCCTGTCCGCCTGGACGTCAATCTGGGCCTTGAACTCCCGCTTGATGTCCCCAACCTCGGCGGCCCAGTGCCCCGCCACGTCCGTGATATGGGTATACAGCCCGTTTACCTCTTCCTGTACCTTCTTCTTGATGCCCCCGGTGGTGCGTGAGGTGGCGATCCGGCTGGAGGACGCGATCTTGTCCCGCTCTTTGGAGATGGTGGCCACGTCCTCCCGGTTATTCGCCAGGGTCACAGTGACGCTCTCCGGGTCCTTGATCTTGTCACGCCACTGCAATCTCGTGATCTTCTCGGTGATCACCGTCCCCAGCTCCGGCATGGGAACCCGGCATATCCGGCCCACGGTCAGCCGGTCCAGCGCCTCTCCGGTCTCCCTGCTCAGGTCCAGCCCGCTCACGGTGATGCTCACATTCGGCTCGCAGTGCCGCCGCAGCCGGTCCTCAGCCCAGATCCTCAGCTGGCTCTCGCTCTCGCATGCCTGATTGGTTTCCACCTTGCAGATCACGCCGTAAAGCCCGGCATTCTGCTCAAGGTATCCTTGCCCGCTGAGCCGGAGGTCGTCGTTCCCGATGGGATAGATCCGGGTATACATCCGGCTCCTGTCCACGCTCTTGGTGATGGTGCTCAGGTTTCGCCCGGCCCGCAGCTCGCTGTCGGTCCCCGTGTCCGCCTTGCGGATATGCAGCCGGAAGGGAAGGGCGCTCAGGTCGTATTCCCACCGGCTGTCCGCCAGCGTCCCGCAGATGGTCTCCAGGGCGTCCAGCAGGCTGTCCCCGTTAAACGAGTACGGGGCGCTCTGGCTGTACTCAAAATCCCCAAGCGTCCAGATCTGCTGCAGCCCAAGCACGTACTGCACGGCCCTTGCAGCGCTTACCTCGCTCCCGCCGCCCATGGCCGCCGCGTCAACCTCCCGCGGAATCACGGTATCGCCCAGCGTCTGGATAATATGCTCCAGCCCGATCGTTCGGGTTTCGGCCTTATAATCCGTGTTAATGCTCTTAACCCGCCAGATGATGCCCTTTCCCGGCTCCGTGTCGTCCTGCAGCCAGGTACCGATCTCAACCGCCGGCGCCTCCGGCCCTACGGTCAGGGTGGCCTGGCTGTCCTTCTCGCCGATCTGCAGCTGGAAGTTTTCCGGCGTAAACCAGGTGGAAGGCGTCAGCGTCTGACCCGTCAGAATAATCATCTCAGCCCGCCCTCCTTACAGGAATCGCCCGTACACGTTGACGGTCATCGTGCAGGCACGTTGGGCGCTAAAGCTGACCGCCCGGTTCCCCGGCATGACGTACAGGTCGTCCGCACTCTCCGGCGTCCGCCGGTTCATCACGCTCCTGCGGACGCCGCCTGTGTGCCAGATCCAGATCTGCAGCCGGCCCTCCGCGGTATGGTCAATCACTAGCGCCTCCCCGCCGGCCAGCCCCAGCCCCGTGAACTGCATCGTATACTGCCCGACCGTCACCCGGCACGAGTTGATCAGGTCGCCGCTCTGGTTCTCCAGCCAGATGTTCGCCACGGTCCGGGCGCTCCCGTTCACGGTCATCATCCCGCTGGCGCTGCCGCTGACGGCGCTGGTGTAGGTGGTGGGGGAGCTCTCCTGCCAGTAGGGCACGCCGTAAGCCCGGAACAGGATCCGGAAATTTTCGGCCCAGTCGTGCAGGTCGCCCTCTTCCGCCGGCGCCTCCAGGTATACGTGCGCCTGCCGAGACTCTTTGTAATTCACCGTCAGCCACGCCCCGCCGCTCTCCCTCAGGGCCTGGCTGGCCCAGGTGTTTACCGCCTCCAGCAGCTCGGCCCGGGCCTGCATGTCGTTGTTCCGGATCAGCAGCCCGAAGCTGACCTCGATGTCCATCGTGTCCCGCTGGGAGCCGGTCACCCGCTGCCCGTCCCGGCCGTACAGGGAAACCGCGTCCACGCTGGTCTTCCCGCCGGCGGACCGGACGCCCTGGACAATGATCCGGCTGTCCACCTCGTCCAGCTGCACCCCCGCCAGGGCCACTCTGTGCCTCAGCTGCATGCTTTCGCTCCTCTCCTTACATTTCCATCGCGATCATCTGGCTCACGTAGGGCGCCACGATCCGGCCCACGGTGTAGCCGTCCAGCGTCAGGGTCAGCCCGCTCACGCCGTTGGCCGCGCCCCGGGCCACCGCCTTCTCCATCTCTCCGGGCAGATCTCGGAAGCCCTGGATGTCGCTGCTGGTCAGTGCCTCCGGCCCGGTGAACCACCAATCCGGCAGATCCTCAACGCCAACCCAGTCACCTTCCCCCTGAAGCTCTTCCATCAGGCGGTTAAGGTCAGTGAGCTCCTCTTCCTGCCCGGCGAAGGCGGCGTCCAGCTTGTCAAACGCGTCTTCAACGGCAAATTCGCTCCCTGGCTCTCCGTTCCGCCAGTTCCGCAGTGCGTCCCAGTACTCTTCCGCCGCCTGCCGCATCTCCGGCGTGACGGATACTTCTCGGGCGTCCTTCTCCTCGGCCTGCCACGCGGCTCTCTGGGCTATGTCTGCTTCCGACAATGTGCGAACGCCTTCGCCGTTTAAAACTTGCTCATTTGCAGCTTCGCCAGTATCGACTCGCACCCAGGTACCGTCATCGGTCTGGACTACGTCGTCGTTCCCCTGTGGCTTCACGGCGTTTTCAAACAGCACCGCACCGCCGGCGGCCACGCCTCCGACTACCTTCGCCGCTGTTGAAGTCAACCAGGTCCCGCCGGTGGTTTTCCCGCCGCCTGTAGGAGTGGTCACCGGTGCGGTCGGCCCGGTCGGAGCTGTCGGCGCCTTCGGCAGCATGCTCCACTTAATTCCCTTAATCAGCTGCAGGGCGCTCAGCACGTCCGAAGCGACGGTCAGCCCGCCGATTACTCCGCCGATCCCAAGGATCCCGGCCTTCACGGTCTCCCAGTTTTTGCTGATCCAGTCCAGCGCCCCCGTGAATCCCTCGATAGCCTTCTGGGCGTCCCCGACGATCTTGTTGAAGTCGATTTCTCCCGTCAGGCTGGTGATGATGCTCTCAATGGCATCTCCCAGGCCTTTCAGGGCGGCCTGTCCTTCCTCTGTCTTGCCCCAGGCGATGAACTTGTCCACGATGTCGGTCAGCGCGTCGGCCACGGTCTTAAAGGCCGGCGCCAGCTGCTCCGCCACCTGGAGCTTCAGGCTTTCAAAGCTGGCCTCCAGCTGCTGCCGGGCGTCGTCAAACTGGCTCAGCCGGCTCACCTGTTCGTCGCTCAGGATATACCCGGCGTCCTGGGCCTCTTTGATATAGCCCTCCCAGCCTTCGCGCCCCGCCTTGATCAGGGGCATCAGCTCCTGGTAACTCTTCCCGAAGAATTCCTTCGCGGTATTCTCCCGGGCCACGTCGTCCATCTCTTCCATGGCCTCGATGACTTCCCAGAATACCGTCCCGGCGTCCACGCCGGCATCCGCCTGGATGCCGATCTCCTTCAACGCCTCATTGACGCTCTTGCTCCGGTTGGTCAGCTTCGCGTAAGCCTTGGTGATGGTATCGACCTCGACGTCCACAAACCGGCTGGCATACCGCCACCCCTGCAGCGTCTGCTTGTCAATGCCCGTCTGATCGCTCAGGGTCTGCAGCTCGTCCGCCCAGGCTCCGCTGTCGCTCATCCAGTCCCAGGCGGCTTTCCCAACTTCCTTGATGGTGTTCATGGCCCCGACAAGCCTGTCCTTCAGGTTGTCGGCCGCGTTCATGACGCTCTCAAAGGTCACCGCGTCCGCGATCTGCCCCGCCTCGTCGGCGGCGTTGGCGTAATCCGTGGCGGCGTCCGCCGCGTTCCCGTAGGCGTTCTTACTGTTCGCCAGTTCGCTTTCAGTTTTTTGGAGATCGTTGTTAAAATTTGCCAGCTCATATCTGGCGTCATTCAGCTTTTGTTCCCACTTGGCGACGGCGTCTGCGTTGTCGCCGTATTTGTCTTTAACCTCTTTCAGAGCCGCCTGCAGGGTACTGACAACCTTCTCCTGCTCGGCGATCTGTTTCTTCAGAGTCCTGGCCTTGACCTCGTTCTTCTGCTGGGCGCTGGCGTTGTTCCCCAGTTCCGCGCTTTCCGCCTTCAAAGAACTCTTCAGGGTCTTTAAATTTCTGTTTGCATCCTTCAGCGCGGCGGAGTATTCCTTTTCGCCCTCCAGGACTATTTTCTGTTTAATCTCATTAGCCACGCCGCGTTTCCTCCCTTACAATCTCCGCCGCCTGCCCCCGGCCATCCTGGCGTCATGCCGGCACCGGATAATGTACATATCCATAATCCACCCGGGCGTCATCCTCCGGGCGTCTTCATATCGGATCCCGGCGATCAGAGCGTACCCGTAGTACTCCCGGACCCGCGTCTCCCGCCGGTCGACCCGTTTTTTTCGTCTTCCTCCAACCAAGCATCATGCTTTTCGTCGTCAGCCTCATTCCCGCCGGTGGTCTCGCTCTTCATCCCCCTGGCGATTTCGATGATCATCCGCTGCCGGATCATCAGCTTGTTGTAGTCCTCAAAATGCAGCTTCCGCAACGGCCGGTCGTCCACTTCCTCCGGAAGCCCTTTCTCCCAGAGCGCCGTCTTCGCCATCATCACGAAAAGCTCCCGGGTCAGCTTGACCTCCGGCTTCTCGCTCCGGGCGATCCGGTCAACGATCTCCCGGACCTTTCCATACTTCTCCTCGATCATTTCCATCGTATACATGGAGAAGACGAGTTCGTATTCCTTATCTCCGATTTTAATGCTTTCCATTTTCCACTCCTCAAGTCGTTAAAAAAG